GAGCCGATCCGGCATTTCTCGGACGTGACGGGCCAACTTTGCCTGTCCGCCATGGGTCAGGAGCACCAATTCCAGCGTTTCGAGTTCGCTATTTTTCACGAACGGAGGGCAGAAAGGAGCTTTTTGCGGGCCTCCTCTACGGCCATTTGCTTGTCTGCCGGCACCTCTTCCCCCCCCTCGTCACCGCTTTTTCCTCCCGCGGGGACCTGTTGCCCGACCAAATAGCCCTGTGGGGTGCGGACCTCGAGCATGGTCAGGGCGAGTTCCACGGAAACACCGCGCTTTTTGGCGAGCCTCTGCGCCCGTTCGAGCGTCCGGTCTGCCTCGGCTTCGATAATTTCCTCCTGTTCCTCCGCATCCTCGCCGTTCTCTGCATACCAGTTCGCCTTGGAGTTCATGCTGGCCCACACCTCTTGTCTGCCAGCATTGGAATCCCTCCCCGCATCAATCGAAATGGCCGGCGGGAACTGCCACTGCCCGCGCTGCCAATTCGGGTGATATTCGATGGCCCCAAGCGCAAAGCCTTCCATCAGCAGCGTGTTTTTCACCCGGTCAAGGATCAGGTCGACGGCGTTTTGCTGGTCCCACTGAATGACGCGGTGGGCCTGCTGGGCATCCATGCGCGCCGCCGGCCCTGTCAGGCCCTCGAGGTCGTAGAGAAATCCGTAAGGCAGGTTGCGCGCCGTGCCGATGAGGCGAATGAGCGTGCCAAGGTAGGACTGGAATTGCCCGGAAGGGCGGTCGGATTTGATGAATTCCATCCGGGCATTGCGCGGAGCCCATTGGATTTTCCCGTATTTCAGCTCTTCCTCTTTCAGCCCGGCGCCTTGCGCGTTGGTCTCCGTGCCGTCGATGAAGGTGCTGGGATCGTTGAGGGGCAGCCCGCTTTCCGTGTAGCCGATGGCCCCGTGGTAGTTTTCGAACTTCGTTCCAATCAGGCAGGCCTCCAAGACCTCCTTCAGATCCTTCATTTCGTTGATCACCGGAGCAAATGGTGTGATGCCTCGGTATTGGTCGATGCGCCGGCTATCGCTCAACATCATCATGTCGGCAGCCGCCACATCCACCTTGTCAACGTAGGCGTTGCCCTTCGTGCGCCGATAGACGGCGTAGTTTTGCGGCACGCCCGACTCGACGTCCACCGTGATGCCCTGAAAATAGTTCTCCAAGCCCGACTGCATGACCGCCCCGCCGATGCGGTCGGACTCCACGCCAGAAAGCCGCAACAGCCCGTCCCGGCGTTTCCACTGCAGCCCAAAATCCCCGTCGTTCTGCTGGGAGGTGTAGGCGATGCACACCAGCTTCCGCAGATTGTAGCGGCCGGAGTAGTCGATCGTTTTGAACCGCTCGGAAAGGTAGTCCTCAAAGGACGTGTTCACCTTGTCATCCCCCGTGCGCGACTGGTAACGCATCCGCCCGAAAGCATAGATCGCGAGCTTATCCTGGATGGACTGCAGGAGCCCGAAATTCTCCACCAACTGGCGCATTTCCCGAATGAGCTGCAGGCGGTCGGGGAACGCCGAATAGCTTTCCGGGCCGGCCAACGTGCGGGCTGACGGCCGCAGGCGCGTGTTCCTGGCCGCCTCGTAGGCGTATTCCCGGCGGGCCCGCATCCGGCTGGCCCCCCATCCGGGGAACACCGTGGCAATGGCCTTGTCCAGGCCCGTGGGCAGAAGCATGGCGCTGACTTCCGGGGCGTTCATCAGTAGGGCCCGCGGCTGAAGTTGGGATAAGTGACCGTGGTGCGCGTCCCGTCCGCCCGATCAATAGCCGCCTGCAGCTCGGCAACCATGTCCTTCACCTCCGAGAGGTTGGCCCGGGTGAATTGCCGCCCGGCGATGCTGTAGGACTGCCCCGCTGTGGCGATGCCGGCCAAACACGCCAACCATTGCACCTGCATGGCCTGAAGCGTGGCGAGGGGCAGCCCGTAGAATATTCCTGTGATGGCCATTTGAATATTGCGCCGGGTCAACCGTTTGATTATTTGATTTCGATGCTGAAAACCGAAAGACGCGGCGGACCCCGGCCCAACTCAGGCCGCCCGAAGCTTCCGCCCCGGCGACTCCTCCACATGGAGGACGCTGCCTGGGACGCCTTGGTGAAAGAAGCCCGGCAGCATGGCATGACCGAGGGAGAATACATCGAATTCCTACGCGGCGACGTGCTCGATCGCCTTGGCCTTCGGTAGCGGAATCAGCTTCGTGACGGCCATGTAGCAGGCGAACGCCTTGGTCAAATCCCACGAATGGTTCGGCTTCGTGCTGTGCAGTTTCTTCCATTTCCAGACGCCCGGCTTCACCTGCACTTTGTGTTCGCCCTGGAGTTGTTCCAAGTATTCGGGGCTCACGTCGTTCGGGTGGTGGTATTTCAAGCCCCGGCCGGACACGAACGCGGCGGCAATATCGGCAAAATAGTGCTCCGAAAACAGCAGGTAGTGGGCATGGGCTGACGGCCCCCCGACCTCCTGCGTCTGGATTTGGCTGTAGGGCAGGCTCGCCTTGATCGGATCCCCGCTCGGGTTGGCCACCAGGTGCGTCCAACTTCCTTGCTCTGACCCGAACGTGGCTATCCACCCGTATTCGACGCACTCTTTGAAAACTTCGTGCCGTTCGAATCCGGCATCCTGCCAGACCGACCGATCCGGCACCCGGAAAAGTTTCTGCACGTCCCGGCAGGCTTCCTTGGTGTTGAGCCGGCCAAAGTAAAGCTGCCGGCTGTCCCCGTTCGGCTGAAAGGCCCGGATTTCAACCCAGCGGTGGGGAACGTCCCCGGCCATGCCTTGTTGGCGGTCGATCATCATGGCCCGCCGGCCCTCGCCCTCCCAGGCCTCCCCCTTGGCGTATTCCGCCGCATCGTAGCCCGAAGAAACGAGCGAGAGGGTCACGGTGAGGTTCACTTCCTCCCAGGGCCTGCACTCGGCTTTCTGGGCAAAGTCCCGCATCCCGCCCATGTCGCCGCGGCTGGCCTGTTCGAGCGCGTTTATTTTCTCCTCAACGAGCGAAGCGAAGGTCCGGTTGAGCAGGGCGTTCACCCCGTAGCTCACTGTAGCCCGGCTGGAATTTTCGTTTTGGGAGACGTAGGCCCCGTCCCGGTTCCACTCGGCTATGGTCTGGGGCGTGTCCAGCCACTCCTTTCCCGTCACCCGGCAGACGTAGCGGGTTGTGTCGATCGCCCTCTGCTTGTTGTAGGTGCCGTCCGGGCGCTTCGCATCCTCGTTCCAGATCAGCCCCCACCGGCTTCCGTCGTCCCGCTTGCCGCCAAAGAGCAGCGGCACAAAGCCCTTGTCCGTCTTGTAGCACCAAACGGCCTGGTTGCCCTCCTTCCAGTTGCGGTCTTCCACGTCGTTGGCGTTGCCGGCCTGCGACACGTCGACGATCTTGTAACTGCCAGCCCGCTCAAAGTCCCGGGTGCGCCCCACCGCGTGCGCATACATGTCCTGCCAAACCGGAAGCCATAACTCGTCATTAAAAACCCACTGCAGGCCCGTGCTCTGCAAATTGTTCAGGTTGGCGCCACACGCTCGAAAGAAGAAATTACCGAAGTATATTTCCGTTGTGGTCTTTTGGTGCCGGTTGGCAGGCATCAGCGCCATAAGCGGCTTGCAGCTTTTCCAAAGCTGCCAGGCCTTTTGCAGCATGTGATCCTTGGCGTCGTCGTCGCTCTGCCAGTGCCAGCCGATGGGGCCCGGCGCGTTGCAGCACACCCAAGGAATCGAGATGTCAGCAATCAGCGACCCACCAAATCGCGGCGGCTTCCTGAACCTCACCTTCCGCACCATCATATTTTGGATCGCGTCGAAGACCGCTATCATCGGCCGCGTCACCGACACGTCAAAGCGCCCCTGAATGGCGTAGCTGGGAGGCAAAATCAAATTGTCATGCGCCCACTCGTAAATCGGCCTTCGGTCTGGTTTCTGCCACGCTGCCCGCCAGCCCTTGAACTGCTGCAGCTCAACCGACATTCTGCCACTCCTCAACGCCCCGGGCGAAGATGGCGCATAGTTCGTCCGCGAACTCCCGCCCCAAGGTGGCAATTTCCTCCGCCGAGCGCCCCACCGCTTTGGCCGGCAACTCCCGCTCAAGCTTCGCGTAAAGGATCGTCTTCTGCAAGCTGCCCATCCGCGTGAGCATGGTGTCGACCTCGGACCTGTCGGCCAGCTTCCCCTCCTTCTGCTGAATCTCCAATTCAAGCAGCCGGTTCCTCCGGGCGACGTTGTCGGTCAGATGCGCCTCCCTGGCCGGCATCGGCCGGCTTCCCCTCACCCCAAGCCCGTTCTCCACGATGAAGGCCCGCCATTGCTCGACGTCCAGCGTCACCGGCGCCCCTGGCATCCGCCTCCAGTCCGCAAACGTGGGCTCTGACACCCCAATTGCCCGCCGGAAGGCCGCAATTTCCGCCTTCTCCTTCACCTTGTCAGGCCGTGCTTTCCGGCTGGTCTTACCCGTTTTACTTTTGGCGCACATGGAGGAGGAACGAGACTGCGGGCACTTCACCACCAGTGAACGTGTAAAAAGATTCCTTACCCGGGTGGGGGGTGCTCATGCCAATGAGTCGGCAGCATTTCGTCCGAGTTGGTTGGTCTCATTGCGTGATAGCGGATCCTCATGGTGCGTTGCACGGTCACGCTGTTCCCTGATGGTGCGGGCCAACTCAGGGAAAAGCGTTTTGATGCGTTCGAGTTCGCCTGTCAGCTCCTTGTGGATTGCCTGCTTGGTGACGGCTCTGGTCGCTCCTTGGGTTGAAAACGAGGATAGGAGCGAGGTGTTGCCGTGGAAGAGCTGGAGGGTGACGTGATAGCCGTGGGGGGAGAGGGTGTGAAGACGGGCCAGGCGGTGGAGCAGGTCGGAGGATGAGCCTACGCGCAGGTCATCCAGCTCACAGAGGCGTTCAGCTATTTCGGCGACGATAGGAAAGGCCGCAGATGGCCAGGAGGGGGGGAGCAGGTAGGGCGATGGGGTCGCTGCGGCTACCATGGGCCTAGAGTCCCTGGGTGGGGTTGTCGATCAGGGCCAGGAGCTCGGGGGCGATGGTGTGCTGATCGTCTCCGATGGGCAGGGCGGGTTGCCCCAAGGCCGTGTTGGTCATTGATTCCACCACCTGATTCAGGCGGCGGATGCGGTCGTCATAGTGGCGGACGATTTCTTTTCTTTTGGCCTCCAGGGTGCGGATGCTGCCGATGGTACGAAAGATCAGGGTGTGGTCAGTTTCGGGGGTCGGGGCCTTTTGCATGATGCGCACTGTTGGCGACATCATGCCTAGAACTCAAGCACGAAGCGTTGGGAGGATGTTGGTGGGGTGAGCCCGACGCCAGCCGGTAAGGTTCCGAACTTGATTGAAAGAACGGCCCGACTGGCGCGGGACTCAAGGGGATTTCGGGTCGCCGCGCCACACTTCTGGATTAACACGGAACGCCACACGACTGGCGATGATATGCTGTGCAGCGTGGATCGCCCGCCGCATTTCCTCGGTATCATCGGGGTGATGGTTTTCCATGCTGACAAAAGCATTCCACGCAAGGGCCAGGTGATCGAGCACCAGCTTTTCTTTTGGCGTGAGTCCAACGGCTCCGTCTGATGTGTTGATCCCGGACGCGCCGCGACGGTCACCCTCGGTGTTCAGCGGAGAGAGCGTCACGAGTTGCCACTGCATCACGTCCCACTTCCGGCCGTCGTTGGCGCGGAGTAATTCAATCGCCCGTTGGCCATCGGCGGCGTTATCCAAGACGACGCTCGGTGGCATCCTGTTGTGTCCGCAGCAGCAGCCTCCGGTTATGATGCCGTTCGCCCAGAGCATGAGTATGGCGTCAGAGATACATGCATCAACGCAGATTCCTTTTTCACGGCTGCTCCATTCGGGTTTTGGAAGAATCACCTCCGGCCTATCGCCGCCCCAGTCCGGGCGATTGTAGGATTTGCAGCGGCAGCCAAAAGACGCTGAACCGGTTGTTCGGCCTAATGATGGCCTGGGCTCTGAGGTTTTCATTTCGGGTCTGGGGTTGATTGTTGTTCAGCAGTCCAACGGACTGCGGGCGGGGGCCGAACGAGTCGTCAGACCGGACCCTTTGGGCCGGTCAACTCAGTGTTCATTTTGGGTGGGTGGTTGTTTGGAGGGAGGCTTGCTTGAAAGGTTGGGAGTGAGCGACACTACCCCCTATCCCCAAAGGGATAGAGGGAGGGAGCGTTTGCCCGAAAGGCCGGTCGTTTCGCATTTGCACGAAGAGTTCTTTGCCGCGGGTGGTATGACTGCTTTTGCCGCTCCGCTTCGTGACACCCCGACGACCCGCAGGCCATCGCGTCATTTCTCGCCCCATCTTCCGGAGTTGCACCGCCAGCATGGGCACCAAGGGGCGCGGCTGGTGGGCAAGCGCAGGATTGAGCAAGCCGGAACTTGTTAATCTCCAGTTCGGCCCCGGGTAGCTTTCCCGACGCCTTGCCTTGACGGGTGCGTAGGTTCGGCCCGCTGTACTCCCGGCTTGCTCAACGCTGCGCTCGCCTTGTCGTTGGACAGGCCGCGCCCCGTTATTTGCTCACCGTCCGCCAGCATTAGGCTTTGGGTCGAGGTTCCCGGGGGTATGGGTGACGTTCCGGTTAACGTCCGTTAGTTTTCAGTGCTGGTCTGATAGACCTCATGCCAACATCAGGTCAAGAACGAAAAAACCCCCGCCTTTTGAGGGCGGAGGCTTCTCCAATGAAAACGACGGACGTTGCAGCCTGCATCTGGCCATCATCAGGCCGGCTTTGCAAGCGTATTTTTGTGCCAGCCCTACCGTGCCCATCCCTCCCGCAAAGCGATCATGTTTTTCACTGGCATGATCAGCTTCTTCACCGTTGGGCTCATGCAGTCCGCCAGCATGTTGGTGACGCAGACTTCGAGGGGTTGACCGAGGACAGAGCGGGCGAGTTGTCGGGCGGTCTTGGCGGGCAAACCTCGGGGCAGTCGTGCGCGGATTACGATGTAGGCGGGTGCTGACATAAGAGGCACACCGAACCAACCCGGCGTTTCTTGTTCCAATCTTTTTTCTACTCTTTTTCAGGTCCGCCCCAGCTACCTTTTCAGGGTGTAGCGGGCCCCGGAATGCTTCCCCTCCCGGATCACCTTCTTTTTCTTCGCCAGCTTCGTCAGCGTCTTGCTCACATGCAGCGGGGACAGTGAATAATCATACCCGGCAGCCTCCAAATCCGCCCTGATTTCACTGTTGGAAAGCGGCTTGGTCGCTTTGCCCAGCACTGTGAATATCGCTTCGAAAAGCGTGCCCGCAGGGGCCTTTCCTTTCGCTGTGGCGGGGTGCGCCGGCAGGTGGGCCCCATCACTCTGCCCTGCCGCCTTGCGCGTCCTGGCGCCGGCTTCTTCCAGCGCAGCTTTGACTTTGGCGAGGCGGTCCATCTCTCGGCAAACGGCTTTGTAGGCTGTGGCTATCACGTCTTCATCGTTCATGATGTGCTTGGGTGTTTTTGGTTGA